ACATGCCCTGCATGAACTTTGTTTTTGATGCCATCATGGACCCAAACTGGCGCAAGGTGGCTATCGTCGGCCCAACGCAAAGCGGGAAGAGCCTTGTCTGCAACAACATCCCCATGCTCTATGCCCTGTTTGAGCTTCGGGAGGATGTGATTGTCGGCATCCCGGACATGGAGCTTGCACGAGGTATTTGGGCTGAGAAGATCCGGCCTGTGATTGAATCGACGCGATACAAGAGCCTCCTTCCCACGACAGGTGCCGGGGCGCGGGGTGGGGTGCCTACTAGCATTGAGTTGAAGAATGGGGTGTTCCTGCGCTTCATGGGTGCCGGTGGTGGTGACGCGCAGAGGTCCAGCCACACGGCCAGAATCATCATCATGACTGAGATCGACAAGATGGACGATATCGGTGAGGCAAGCGAGGAAGCGGATCCGGTCAGCCAGATTGAGATGAGGGCAGACGCCTACGCCGACAGCAGTAAGATCTTGCTGGAATGCACCGTCACTACTGAGCTTGGCCGCATTTGGCAGGAAGCCATGGTCACGGGCACGGGGAGCCGTGTTTTCGTCCCCTGCCCGAAATGTGGGAAGTACCAACCACTTGAGCCTTCTGGTCTGGTATTCGACGGACAGGATGTGCTCACGGCCGAGGAGACGGCCCGCTATAGGTGCTCTGGGTGTGAATCACTGCTGGACGATACAGACAGGCGGAATGCCCTATTGCGGCCCCTTCTGGTGCATCGCGGGCAGGAGGTGGTAGACGGGGTGGTCATCGGAGAAGTGCCCAGAACGCGAACATTCGGGATGCATTACAATGTTCTGTACTCACCCATGCAGAGTATCGGAAAGACCGCCGCGCAGCAATGGGAGTCTGACAACTCGGAGTTGAAGGAAAAGAAGAAGGCCATGATGCAGTCGAAATGGGCAACCCCTTGGCATGAGGAGATGGTCGGGACGAATGTGCTCTCGTACTCGTTCCTGCGCCAGCGGGCCATGATGTCACCCGTGGACCTGCGCCTGGTCCCAGAATGGCACGATTTCTTGATTATGGAGGTCGATGTCCAGAAGCGGTGGCTGTACTGGCATGTGGATGCTTACAAGCGGGACGGTACATCCCAGGTGGTTGAATACGGCGTGACTGACATCGCTGACGACTCCGACAGGTCCATCATGAAGGCACTCGACCAGACTTTCGATGTTGCCCAGGAAGGCTGGCCGCTTGAGAACGCCGTGGAGGAAGGCGGAATCGTGCAGCCGCGCCTATGCCTGCTGGATACCGGCTATCGCTACGACATCATCGCCGGATGGCTCCGTGGTCGCACTGGATGGTTTGGTGTGAAGGGGGTGGGCCGGGGGCTCAAGAACAAGATGACGGGTAGCAAGTCGATGTTTTCAATTCCAGGCATTGTCCAGATCCGAATGCAGGATGACGGGAACAAGATTTGGTTCATCGAGGTGGACAACACCAAGGCGCTCGTCCAAGACCGCTATTTCCTCGGGGCTGGGCAACCAGGGTTTACCGAGGTGCCCCGTGATGTCACACAGGGATACATGATGAGCCTTACCGCCGAGAAGCGGGAATACTCCGGTGGTGATGATGGGTTTGTCTGGGTCAAGATCCGCCGCCGAAATGATTACCTTGACTGCCGCTCCTACGGGGTGGCAGGGGCCATGTACCTAGCGCAGAAGATGAAGCGGGAGGACGGCGCGATAGAAGCCCAGGTCGAGGCCAACCGACAGATGAACAAGGGAACGTCAAACGAGAAGCAAAAAGCCAACTTCCTCCTGCGCCCAGAGGAGCAGGCGAAAACAATCAAACCGACACCAAAGCGGAGGCCCGCTCCTCCACGGCAGAACTGGTTTGGCTCAAGTGGGAGGTACTTTTCTTGATGAAAAATATGTTGATGGCAACATTTTACGCTATAATTGAACTTGTATGGCCATCGACAAAGCTACGCTCGACACCTATCTCCTCTCTGCCGTCACGGCAGTCGGTGAAGGCGCGTATTCGACCGCCAAGACGGCTCTTGCCCAGGCGGGGATTGTGCTGGCGGGGCTTCCCGACTACGCCATCGGCAACCGGCGCATTGAATATCGTCAGCAGATCGAAGCGATGATGAACCAGTTGGACACGCTCGCGGCGTCGTCCACGACCTCAAAGAAGAACATGCGCGTGTTCGGGAAGTACTCCCGTGAGTAAACCCATAAAGACCGGGATGCTTTCCCGTGCATGGGATGCCACGGTTGAGGTTTTCGCGCCTAAAAAGGCCATGGCGAACCGCATATGCCGCGAGGCTCTTGCCGCTGGCAAGTTCGGCTACAGGGCCGCATCCCGCAACCGCATCCAGGCCCTCAAGACCGGCCTGGGCGGCACGGGAGACGACCACGCGAAGGCGGGCGACCTGTGGCAGCTTCGGGAATACTCTCGCGCTCTGGACCGGGACAATGTGCTGGCAACCGCTATGCTGGACCGCGCCCAGGAAGCCATCATTGGGACCGGGATTGATGTCCAGGTTCTGTCGGGATCCAAGAAATGGGATGCCGATGTGGAGCGCCTCTGGCGCACCTGGTGGGACACGGACGCCGATGTCCGTGGGCTCCATGTCGGTTGGCAGCTTGAAAACCTGGCGTTCCGGTCCATGAAGGTGGACGGCGATGTCCTGTTCATTCTGACCGACCTTGGCCAGATCCAACCCATCGAAGCAGACCGCATTGTAACGCCCTACGAGCAGAGCCAAAACCCGTATGTGGTCAATGGGGTCAAGGTGGACAAGTTTGGCCGTCCGTTGGGCTTCTGGGTGGCTCCTTTTGCCCCAAGCACGACTTCCGCCCAGCGTTCGTCCACGGCATCCATGGCCGAGAAGGACATGAGCTTCATCCCGGCTGAAAGCGCCGTGTTTCTCGCAAACATGAACCGCTTTTCACAGACGAGAGGTATCCCTGTCTTTGCACCAAATATGCAGCTTTTCGATGATATCGACGCCTTCATCGAAACCTGTGTGCTCCACGCCAAGATTGCGGCCTCGCACGTTATGTTCATTGAGCGCCAGAATGGCCCTGCGGACATTGACTCAGTTGAGACAGTCGAAGATTCATACGATAATGACCGCCAAGAGCAGGTCGTGAGCCCTGGCATGATCCTCTACGGCAAGCCGGGGGAACAGGCCAAGATGGTGGGGACCACGCAAAGCATGGTCCAGTTCGGACCTTTCGTGCAGCAGCTTTTGCGTTTCACGGGCCTCAACTTCGGGATGCCACTGGAAATGCTCTCGCTGGACTTCTCGCAGACGAACTACTCCAGCGCCCGCGCAGCCATGCTTGTGGCGCACAAGAGCTTTCTGTGCCAGCACAAGACCATGACCAAGCGGTTCCTGGAGCCCATCCTGCGGTGGAAGGTCAAGCAATGGGTGCGCGAGGGATTGATCCGCGAGCGGCCTTACCGTGTGTCTGCCACGCCTCCGCGCATGATTTCCGTGGATCCGGTCAAGGAGACCAACGCCGAGATTCTCAAGGTCCAGCATGGGTTCAGCACCAACCGCGAGGTGTGCTCCACGCTCGGGATGGATTGGGAAGAAGTCCTGCGGCAGAGGTCCGAGGAGATCAAGAACGCGATGGTCCTTGCCGACCAACTGTCCGAGGAAGATGGGCAGAAGGTTGACTGGCGCGACCTTCTCGGGGACGCCAAGAACTTCGACCCAGCCGTGTATGGCGAGGCCGCAGAAGAGCCCAAGAAATCAAGTGCTGCTTCTGAAGATGATGCAATTCCAGAAGGGGAGACCGGCAATGCTAAAGCAGAGTGATATGCAGAAGAAAACGGTGATGGTACCAACCGCCGCTGGCCATGTGCAGGCTTTCTCCTCTGCCACTCCGGTGGAGGGCACCAACCGCTTTCAGCTTGTCCCGTTTGCTGGCCAGGTATTCGACCACTGGTACTGGGGCAAGATGACCTTCGATGTCGATGGGATCTCCCTGCGGAAGAAGGTCATCCCTGCGTTCAAGGATCACGATTCAGCGCAGTTTGTGGGCGAGATTGATAGCATTGAAAAGAAGGACGGCAAGGTTGTTCTGTCTGGAGAGTTCGCCGCAACGCCTGCCGCCGAGACCGTAAAGGCCGTCAAGAAACTGGACTGGGAATGCTCATTGGCGTTTGACATGTCGTCTGCCGTGATGGAAGAGGTTGGGCAGAACGCCAACACCGATGTCAACGGAGCGAAGCTCTCCGGGCCCGCCATGGTGGTCCGCAAGGCAGTCCTGTACGAAACTTCTTTCACCTTCTTCGGCGCGGTGCCCGGTACGGACGCCTCTTTCGCCGATGACAAAAAATGTGTTTCTGTGTCTATTTTTACTCATAGGGAGGATGGTTCCATGTCTGACGACCTGAAGAAGGTCCGCGAGGACGCAAAGGGTGAGGCGCTCGGCCTTTTTCAGAAAATGAGCGCAATGTGTGAAGACAAGGCTTTCGTGGCCGAGTGCTTCGGGAAGAGCATGGAGATGGAGCAATTCCAGTCCTCGCTCATCGCCAAGCAGGCGGAAGAGATCACGAAGCTCAAGTCCGACCTCGTCGAGGCCAAGAAGGCCCCGGCTACCGCCTCCGGTGCCCCGGCGGTGGGTTTCAGTGCTCCGGCGGCTCCGGTTGCTCCGAAAGCCGTTACGTTCGTCGAGATGGCGCACCAGATCGCCAAGGATGAGAAAATCTCCGTTGCCAAAGCGTTCAGCCAGGCTGCGAAGGAAAACCCGGCCCTCTACCAG